GCCAGATGCGGTACTGCACATCCTTCTCCGGGGCGATGCCGCTGACGAAATGGTCATAGGCGACTTCGTTCTGCCAGATGCGGTTACGGTGTGCCCAGGTGAAAATGACGTCTTTGCCCTTCGGCGCGTAGTAGTCGAACGGATCAGCGCGAGCGTCAACGCGCTCATACCAGTGGTTGCCGTTGGCCAGCAGCAGGCCCGGAGGATACGGACGCTTTGGCCGGTACTGCATTTCAAGCTCTCTGACCGGCATGTCGTCCGGCGTCAGCGGCTCGGTGTAGCTGTGCGGCACCAGCACCAGCTCGGCGGTTTCTGTGTCGGCATAGTTGTGGTTGGCCATCGCGTGCGCCCGGTCGTAGAACCACACCACGGCACCGCCGTAGTGAACTGCCGGGATGGTGTCTGCAGTGCCGCGTCCGACCTTCACGTGCTTGCCGTCCACGCTCTGCACCAGCATCAGCTCGTTATTCACCATCAGCAGATCGCCCTGAGCGATGTTGTTAAGCGGCACGCCATCACTGTCGCTGGTTGGATCAACGTCGAACTCGCCGGTCAGGAAGCTGATAAAGCCGGTCAGCTGCCCCCACGGTGTCCACGGCTGTGCCCCGTCAGGCTTCCATGAGGTTTCGGTCTTCACGCGGTGGTACAGATCAAACCCATCGGTCAGACGGTCAGACGGTCGCGCGGCAAACGCCATCACCTGACTGCGGTCGAGGTCACGCCCGTCACGCACCAGCGTCAGGTAAGGCGCTTCGACCAGCAGCGCATCGATAATCGTGGGCAGCTTGGTGGTCTGGGATGACGACTCGCTCAGTGCGGCCACGGTCATGCCGCCGGTGTCGTCAGCTCCGCCTTCCATCTCGTCATCCGTCTGCGCCGCCTGCATGGTCATCATGGCGGTCTGGGCCGAGTTCGGGTCTTCGTACTGCTCAGTCTCTTCGGTCGGCTCTGAGGCGGTGGCCATCGCCAGCATCGCCACGTTTGCCGTTTGCGGTGGCTTTTTGTGTACGATGAAGTTGATGACGTAATACTGCCAGGACTCATAGCCACTGCGCATCGAGTCGAGGAACATGACGCCGCCGACGAACTCAGTGGCCTCCTGCTCTACCTGCAGGTCAGCTGCAGCTTTGTCGTAGGTGTAGAGATAGCGCGTGCCCACGATGCCGGTTTCGTTACGCACCATCACGCCGGTGCGGTCGTACACCCGGACGCGGTAGGTCTGGCCCGGCTCCGGCCCGATATCGCCCTGCTCATGCTCGACCAGCTGATCCTGCTGCACCACGCGGTCGCGGTGTGTCCAGGTGATATCGAGAGCGTCAGGCACTTCGTTCGCACCGACGTCGGCGCGCAAATCCTGAACCTGATACCAGCGCATCTCACCCTTGGCCAGCGTGCGCGTCAGGACGTGACCCGGTGGATACGGGCGAATGAAGCGGTGTTTGAAGTCCAGCGAGTCAACCGGCGCGAGGTCGATAGGGAACCGGCCACCGCGCAGCGTCCACGGCAACAGCTTCACATCGAGGTGTTCGCCTGAGAGGTATTTCGTCCAGTCGCTGCCGCCGGTGTCCTGAATGAACCACACCTCGGCACCGCCGAAATGCGGCTGCGGCACGGTATCCATGACGCCACGGCCCACGGTGAAGATGTTCCGGGTTTCGTCCCAGCTTTCCAGCACCACCATCTCCTCATCGATGTGCAGCGCCTGACCGACTTCCAGCTCATCCCACTCAAAGGCGAGGCTGTATTTGTCCAGGATAAGCTGTTTGTCGAGGTAGGAAACCTGCGTGCTCAGCTCGGCCAGCGGCGTGAACTCCCCGCTACCGGCGTCGTCGATGTAGTCAGCTGCGCCCTGCGGCTTCACGGCAATGTCGTAGGACATGGATATGTCGGTCGGCTTCTCAGCATGGGTGCGCAGATAGCCCTCCATCTCCGCGACCTGTGCGAACTCACCCGCTGACATGTAGCGCACCAGCTCGGCATAGGTGGTTTCGTACACCAGACGGCGCGCCACTTTCGGCTCGAAATCAGGCTCCACGTGCTGCGGCGGCTGCACCTGACCGAAGGTGTTGAGGTCAACGCCGAACATGTCCTGCACACAAACCACTTTAATCTTGCCGTCTGCCTGCCCGGACTCTTCCACGGTGCCGACGCGCACGATAACGGTCTCGATGCCACGGCTCTGCGGGTCACGGATTTTCAGAACGTCAGCTGGCTGGGCGCGCCATGCCCGGCGATCCATGGTCAGCGAGAACCGGCGTACGTTTGTAGATGCGGATTTCAGGTCGCGCTTGGCCACCAGCAGCGCCAGACCGGCAGTAGGCAATCCCGGATAGTCTCGGGTGTCACTGGCCAGCGCGCCCTGCGTCTGAATGAGCGCGAGGTTATGCTCACGTACCTGAGAATCGGTGTTCGTGACGGCGTTGTGCCAGTTCACGACAATTTCATTCATGAGGTTGTACGGCGAGGCGTTGGTCGCTTCATCGATAGACAGCAGCCCGGAGTCCATATCCAGCACCGGCAGCGAGTCCGCATCGTAGTCCTCGCGTATCAGTTTGATTTTGTATTTGCCGGTGAACTTATCGATGTAGAGCGCACCGGCGATGTGATCCACAACGGTCTGCACGAACGACATAAGCGTGTCCTGACGCGACCAGCGCAGACACAGGCCGAAACCTTCCTCGTACAGCTGGTCAGCGACGTGACGCCATGCGTCGTCGAGAAACAGCGCGCGGTCACGGCCCAGACCCCATGATCGGTTAGTCAGCGCCTCATAGATGATGTGCGCCGGGTTCATGGCCATAATCTGCCGGGGCTTGCTGTCTGCGTCGTAGCCGGTCAGCCAGATGATTGCCTTCTCGGGATACCATACGCCACCATCCCAGCCCTGCTTTACCCTGCGCAGACGAAACGCCCACGACTTCGGGTAGGGACTCATCGCGCAAACCATGCCGTCAAAGAAGGCCGTGACCATGCCACGGAACTGCGGCTGCGGCCCTTTGAGCATTTTGCGCAGACCGCTGCTGGCCGTCTGGTTTGGCCCGCCCATCATGATATCAAGCGGCCCTTTAATCCCGCCCTCGGCCTTAGTACCGCCGAACAGGTTTTCTTTGTTGATCTGGATAGTGGTGTTGTCGGTAATGCTGCCTTCCCACGCAACGCGGTCGCCCACGCGGATCTCGCAGATTTCATCCACCGGGCCGCGACCGATGCCCATGTGAATGCCCATGTAATATTTGTACCCGACCGTGGCCTTTTTATACTTTCCCATGGGTCTCCTCCCACTCAGCGCGGGCTAGTGCTGCGGCTTTACGCATAAACGGATTGGCGGACTGTTCGGCCAGCGAGCACGGGTAGCCGTCACGCAGGAAGTCAGCCAGCGAGATACCGAGCCGTTCAGCCTGACGCTGAACACCCGTACTGCAGAGAGCGATAGCGCGCGCATGGCGCATGTAGATACGCGGTTCGTCGGTCATTTCTTCGCATTCCTCGCCTGGACTTTCTTCGTGCGGAAGTTGCCATAGGCCAGTACCTGCCAGTCGCCAGACCAGTTCTCACCGAAATAAACAATCTGCGGCGTGCCTTCATCGACCTGCGGAATGTCGAAGTCGTCAAAGGTTGCGGGCTTTGCGCTGGCGGGCTTAGGCGACAGGGCGATGTTCACGAGGATCGAGATAACAATCATCGCGAGGGCATAAGCAAAAGGCATTGTCGTCTCCTCAGAAAATCGGGTTGCCATCAAACGGTGAGCGGTCTGGCATCGAAGGAATGCCGCCGTAGTTATCCATGTTGTTGAACTTGCCCACGCAGTCATTCGTCGTGCGGCCACAGCCCGGATAGAGCTTTATCAGCAGCCCACCCGCCAGCCCGTCCACGTTGCCGAAGATGTAAATCGTGTCGCCCGCGTGGTTCTCGATGGCCCGGCGCTCCGTGCCGCGTTTCGGGTCTAGCCACTCGATATAGCCCCCGGCGAAATACCGGTCGCCATACGCTGCCGCCTGCGGGATAACGACCGCGCTGCCGCCGACCGTGGAAATCTTGCCGTCTACCCGGAAGGCTTCTTTGTTGACGCGACAGTTCATGTCGTAGAGCGAATAGGGGCAGCTGCGGCTGTATGCCAGGCGTAATCCGTTGCGCTCCATCGATGCCGACAGGGTGTTACAGGTGACGGTTGCGCCGCTCGGCGTGGCTTCGTTGATCTGGAAAACTTCGCCGACGTAGCACACCGCCGCCTCGGTATCGCCGTAGTGGAACCGGCGCATCGTGATGTAAACCGGGTTGATAGGCGGCGTACCGATGAACAGGCCCACGACCTCGCTATCGATGGGCATCGTGATGTTCAGCGCATCCACCTGCGTCTCGCCTGACTGCTTCACGCCGTCGTCGGAGATCGCGACTGATTCCCAGATGTTCCCGCCCAGCGAGATGGGCATCGTTGAAGACGTATAGCGCCAGTAGTTATCGTTGAGCCGGAACTCGTACAGGTAAATCGGCTCGCCGTCGCCGTTGCTTGATTCCAGGAGGTTATAGGCCATTAGCTCTCTCTCTTATGGGAAGGTGATCGGCGGTGCCACTCGGCGCTCGGCGAAGGTCTGGAAGGAAAGCGACAACGTGGTAGCGCCGTCCGCATCGGTTATCCGGTTCAGCTCAACGCTGTCGATATTCAGACGGGCGCGCGGCATGTAGCTGATACGCTTCACGCTGTCTTTCGCTATCGAGGGCACGGTTTCGGTCAGGAACAGCCATTCCTCGTCGCCTACCACGCGGCTGCTGATAATCGTGTTCGGGAAGGTCTGGCCATCCCACAGTTCGATCAGCACGTCGGAGCGAACGGCTATCCGGGAGTTGATGAACTGCGAGAAGCCGGTGCGGTACGCAATGAGCGCGCCCTGACCACCGTCAACGTCGCGGGACAGTTCAAAGTCGTTGTGCCCGGATGGCAGATGAAACTCACGCCACCGCCCGGACATAGCGAACAGCAGCTGCTTCATCCGGTACATCTCTGCGCGACCGTAGATGTGATAGCTGCACTGCACTGCGGTTGATGCCTGACCGCCGGGGTCACGGATGACCGGCGCGCTGATATCGTTGTCGAGCGGGTACAGCCCACGGGTGAATGACAGGTCTGTGCTTTCGCGGTAGTTCGGTTCCAGCGTGAGGATCGGCAGACCGCTGCGCTGATACACCGGCATATTCCACGCAGGCGTGATTTCGTAGTTCTCGATGGTGTAGAAACGCAGGCTGTACTGCTGAACTTCGTCCGTCACCAGTGTGCCGCTTGAGGCGTCCCGGAGCTGGGCCACCCTGACCGGCGTGACGGTTGCGCCGACCGGCGTTTTCACGCTCAGACCAAACGCAAGCACCAGCTGGCCATCGCGCTTTTCGGCGACCACGTTCAGCTCGTAATCGAACAGGCTGCCGCGACGGATAAGCACCACGTCATTCACGTTGTAGTCGCGGTAAGCGAAGTCGCCGAACAGGTCAACGCTTCCGGCCACAGCTGTCGAGGTGATCGCCGATTCGTCATACCACAGCGGCAGCAGGCCATAGTTCGCGCCGACGCCGGTGATGTAGCTGTCAATCAGGTTGCGGTGATTACCGAAGGCGTTAAACATCGCCTCCAGTGAGCGACGGGGAACCTGACGCAGCTTGCGGCGCTGCTCGGCACCGGTCTCCGAGGTGAGGACGTCGGTCAGCCATTCCAGCCGCTCGATCATGCCGCTTTTCCAGTCCGGTTTCGGCAGGAACACCGGGTAACTCAGTCGGGCATCGCTGTTGTACGGCGGCTTAGCGCCCAGTGCGGCATCGGGGATCGGCACCACGTCACCGATGAAATCGTTCGCCCGCGAGACCTCTATAACGGTGCCATCCAGCAACAGCGCATAACCGGCCCATGCCGGGTCTATCCCGCCGACGTGGTTCTGATACATCACATCCCAGCGATAAACGCCGTTCTGTGCCACGGTGAACTCGGTAAGCGCCGGTTCATTGGCCAGTATGCTGTCCGCGACCTTTACGCCGTCCAGGTAGAACTGCGCGGTGTCGTCGCACATGTGTTTCAGCATGTACGTTCCGGCTTTGAGCTTTAGCCACTTCGCCGCATAGTAAGGCTGGCCATCCGAGGCTTTATCGTGGTCGTCCTGCACAAAAATGTCGTACGCGCCGTTCATCGCTGCCGCGTGTCCGGGCACCAGTAATTCGCGGAGCGGTCGCAGACCCTGTAACTCAGCCATTACTGCCTCCCGCCTTTGTTACTCTTCACGATGTTGCGGACGCTCGGCGCGTTACGGCGCAGGATCTGCAGCACGGCATACTCGCCTTCTGCCGTGTTCATCGCTTCCGGCACCTTGGCGCGGTCATCGACAAAGACGAATCGCATGTTCTGCGGCGAGTAGCTGCCGTTGTCGGATTTCTGCTGGTTGAGGATGTTGTTCGGGTTGTTCTTTGAAAGCACCTGCTCACCTTTCTGCAGGATGGTCGGCACCTCGTCAGATTTCAGGCCCGGCAGACCTCCGTCATGGAAGCGCTGCGCATTGGCGAACCACGATGGGTTCATGCCGCGCTGCTGCATACCGCCGGTGGTTTTGCTGCCCACGATGCCACCATTATGGCTGGCCACCGCGCCCGCTGCGCCACCGGCAGCACTGCCCGCTGAACCGCCTGCCGCTGTTGCCGCACCGCCGATGCCGCCACCCATACCGGCGAGCGCGTTCAGAATCATCTGTTTGATGATGGCCATCGCGATCTGCTTGAGGAGGTCGGCAAAGAACTGCAGCATCGCCACACCGGCAGCTTTGAAAGCGTCACTCATCGACATGGTGCCGGTGGCCACGCCCTCGATGCCGGTCATGATGGAGTTAATGGCCGTGTCCATGCCGCCCAGCACGCCCTGAACGATCTGCGACTGCATCTGGGTGTAGGTGCCGGTGAGGTCTTTCATTGAGGCTTTGGCGGCGGCGATGTTGGCCTGCAGCTGGGCAAACGCCTCCGGCCCCATCGTACCTTTCGCCTGCTCACCCGCCGCGCCCAGCTGATCCAGCGCGTTGTTCACCGGTGCCTGGCTGTCTTCGTTCACCTTCACGACGCCAGCTACCTGCTGGTCTTCGTTGATGACCCCGGCCTCACGCTTGGCGTTGATTTCATCAATCTGCGCCTTACGGGTGGCCAGCAGCGCGTTGACCTTCGCCTGCAGACGTTCAACCTCGTCCATCTGCATTTTCTGGGTGAGCGTTTTCTGGTTAACCGCTTCCAGTTTATTCAGCTGGTCAGTGAGCTGTGCGCCCTCCGTCCCGCCGATTTTTGCAGCCTGAGCGCGCAGCTTGTTGTACGTCTCGGCCAGCTTATTCAGCGCGGCCTGAGTACGCTCCTGCAGCGTGCTGGTCGGGTCTTGGTTAACTTCCTTCACCTCAACGCTTGCCGCCAGATCCTTATATTTCTGGGTCAGCGCTTCGATAGCCTTGGCGCGCTTATCGACCTTGTTCGTGCTGCGCTGAGAGGCGTTGTATTCGTTGGTCTCTGATTGCTTTTCGAGGGCAATAATCTTCTGCAGCTGGGCCAGCTGTTTGGCACCCTCGTCACCGCCGATTTTCTTAGCGGCATCGACCTGCGGCTTAAACTTTTCATCCACAAGCGCCAGTCGGCCCTTGAGGTTTTTACGCATCAGCGCCTCACGGCTGTTCATGAGGTCTTTGTCGGCTTTCTTCTGTGCCGCATCGATGGCTTTCTGGTTTTTGGCCACTTCGCGGTCACGGGTCGTCGGCCCGGTGCCGGGGTCATCCGTGTACTTAAAGTCGGTCGCTTTCGCTAAATCGGCCTGCAGCAGTTTCGCCTTGGCGTCCAGCGCCTGACGAACCACCTCGTTCATGGTGCCACCGTGTTTTTTCACGATGTCATCATTCATCTTGTTCCATTTCTTCTCGACGTCATCCCAGATGCCGGAGACGTTCTGGAACATGTCGCGGTTTTCTTTGGTCAGGTTGTCAGCCACGTCCAGCGCGAAGTCCGCCATGGAGTCACCCACGCCCGGAATGAGGCGCAGAACGTCAGCAATCCACTTGGCCACTTTGTTCAGCGAGTCGGCGAACATGGTGGTCAGCGGTCGCAGAATGGCATACACCAGATCCTGCACGGCAGCGGTCGGGCTTTTCACCAGCGCGACCAGCTGATTGCCGAGGTTTTTGAAGTCGCGAATTATCTCGTCGCAGGCATCGCGGAAGGTCTCCGACTCCTGATAAAGCATCGCGCCAATACTCAGCGCCGTGATGGCCCAGCCAATCACCGGCAGCGCGGCGACCAGACCGCGAAGTGCCCCTGTCATGATGCGGGTTGCGAGCGTGGCGGTGCCCAGACTGGCGGCAAGCCGGGTAAGGAACACCAGTATCCCGTCGCCGATCACACCGAGCTGGACGATTACCGCACCCAGCTTCCCGATCCACTGAGCCAGACCGATGACCATGCCGGTGATTTTCAGACCGGCGAATATTTTCAGGGCGACCAGCAAGCCGTCCATGTTTTTGATACACCAGACCAGCGCGTCGGCCACTTCGCTAAACGCATCGCCCAGCGCCTTCGCGCCCTCTTTGCCGTCCGGGCTGTTGAGGAACTGCGTGATAGTCGAAAGCAGGCGAACATACGCATCGATAAAGCCGGAGTCCGCCAGCGCCAGTCGGAAGGAGTCCATTGCGTTGGCCGCACGGGCTTCCATCGCATCCACGCCTTTCTCGGCAACGGCCAGCTCCGCATCGATGGCTTTCGCCTGCTCACGGGCGAAGTTGATAACCGCTTTCCCGGAAATCTCGCCGTTCTGCATCGCTTTCAGCAGCTCGGCGGTCGTCATGTTCATGCCTTTCGCGAACAGCGCCACCGCGCCCGGCAGACGTTCGCCCAGCTGGCCGGTTAGCTCCTCGGCATAGACCTGACCCTTTGAAAGCATCTGCTGCATCGCGCGGAAAACGCCCTGCATATCGTCAGCTGACAGATGGAACACGCGGCCCGCTTTCGAGACGCTTTCAAAGATGAATTTCGTTTCCTGCAGGCTCAGCCCAATCGACTTCGCTGCCACCGCAAACGAGGTGTAGCCGCTGGCCACGTCGCGCAGTTTCAGACCCAGCTTGTCAGACAGGTCAATCATGTACTGCCATTCGGCGTTCTGCGCTTCCTGACTCTGACCGACGACCGTGCCGATTTTGATGAGCGACTGCTGACGTATCTTGTACATATCGATAGCGTCACCGGCGAGATTGATCGCGCCCTGAAAACCGACGTACGCCGTGGTCAGCGCAAGGATCTCACCGCGAATACGCTGAACCACACCCAGCGATTTACGCGTTTCCTCTGCAAAGAAACTGAACTTTTTGCCTGCGTTGTCCGCCGCGCCGCCACTCTGACGCAGCGCTTCGGATAGCTCGTTGATGCCCCGGCTGGCTTGCCCGGAGGCCGCACGCAGCCTGTCCTCAGCACCGGACAGGTTCTGGGTATCGATACCGGCACCACGCAGCGCACCCTGCGCCCCGCGAGCGGCAGCACTGGCATTACGCAGTTCACTGGTCGCACCGGCGAGACGCTGCTGTGCGGCCTGCATCTGTAGCCCGAGGTTCTGCGTGTCGCCCGAGGCAGTGCGCATCTGCTGCGCCAGCGCCAGCACATCCGATTTCGCCAGGCGGTACTGGTCACGTGCGGTGCGGACGGCTTCGGTCTGATTGCGGAAGGTATCAATCAGGCGGGCCATGCCGATAGCGGACTGCTGTGCCGCCTGCAGGTTTTTCAGTGCTGCCGCTGCGCCCACCAGATTGCCATTCGAATCGCGGGTCACGCGGGACAGACTGCCCACCTGCGCCTCAAGTCCCTGCAGCGTGCTGCGTGCTGCCTGCGCCGGTGAAACAATCTGGTTAATCTCGTTGGCGAACTTAGAGCCGACGTTATCCAGACGCAGCGAGGCCACCACGCGACCGAGGGTTTCATAGCCGCGCGCTGCCGCTATCGCCTGATCCGCCTGGCGACGTAGTGAGTCGATAATTTTGTTCTGAGCGTAGGCCGCTTCTTCGGTGCGGGCCATGGCAGCAGCGGCAGCAGCGGCGCGCTCCTGATCCGCTTTGGCCTGTTCAACGGCTGCGGCTGCGGCGCGTTTCGCTGTCGCCGGTGCCTGAGCAATGATGGTTTCCTGACGCTCCAGCGCAGCGTTCACGCGAGCCACGTTGGTCACGATCTTTTGCTGCGTGTCCGCCAGATTGGTCGTTGCTACGCCGTAGCGCTGCAGCTCACCGGCGGTTTTGGCCACCCGCGATTCGGCGTCTGCGAATTTCTTATTCTGGGCTTCCAGCGCACGGTTCGCGCGGCCCATCTGAGTCTCCATGTTTTTGGAAACTTTCTCGGCCTCGCGGTACTTCGCGTTCAGTTCTGCCTGTTTTACGCGAGCTGCTTCCAGCTTGACCCGTTGCTCGTCGAGCGCTGCCGTCTGGCGTTTGTAAACCTCTACCAGACTGTTGAGTTTCAGCAGCGCCTGACCAGCTGACTCAAGTTTTCGGTAGCTCGCTTCCAGCTCCTTTACGGAAGTCTCGCCCTTTTCAGCCGACTTCTTTTGCTCGTCCTGCGCACGCGACAGATCTTGGATGGCCTCAGTAACCTGTTTGAGCGTTTTCTGGCTGTAGTCTCTGGCACGTATGCGTAACTCTACGTCTCTGTTGTTAGCCACGATTCAGCTCCTTAATCAGACTATTGAAATGCCGCGTGCCTTCTTTGCCACCCATCACCGTGCCCACGCACGCCTGCATCAGCGTGGCCTCTGTCACCATGCGGTTGTTGATACGGCGGCGGGCGATATCGGCCTCTAATCCCACGGTCGCGATGGGGTATCGCCGGGCGTTAACGTGACCCTCAGCCAGCAACAACGAAACCCGCTCACGGAGGTCGTCGTAATAGCGCAGAACACGTTCGCCGGGCGTCAGGACTATGGGCTTTCCGGGTGGTCTCTTAGCTCGCTGGCCAGATCCGCTATCATCCTGATCAGCTTTTTTACGCCCCCCACCTCTTCGAAGGTCAGTTTGCCAATCGCCCGGAGAGCATCCACCTGCGACAGCAACGGCAGACGGTGTACGCGGTTGACCATCTCGGGTTCGTCCGCTGCCAGCGCGATGAGGTGCGCGACCAGTCCGGGTGCATCCTTAATCAGCGCCGTTGCATAACGGGCCATCGAGATGTTGCTGATATCCTGACCGGCCTCTTTCTCGTAAAGCTCGAAGAGGTGTTCCAGGTCATTGAAGTGCGTGCGCATGATCGAAGACAGGTCGATGAACGACAGGCCACGAACGTCGAAAGTGGTTTTGTTACCTACTGCAACGGTGATGGTGTCCGGCTCAAAATCAGAAAGTGCCATCTAAAATTCCTCTGCCCGCTAACGGGTGAATACAATTTGCACACCCCGGATATAAAAAAAGCGCCCGAAGGCGCTTATCGGGACTGCGCTCAGTCCGCTATCAGGCGGTGATGTTGATGCTGGAGCTTGTCGCGGTCTGGCCTGTGCTGGTCAGTGTCGCGGTAAGGATCGCCACGCCTGCAGTCTGACGCTCAACGCCCACGACCAGCTGACCGGAAGCGTTGGTGTTGCCACCGGTGCCCACAAGGTCGGTGCCGCTGTTGGTCGCCAGTGTCACGGCCTCGCCCGGTACGACGTTGTTGAAGCCGTCACGCACGGTTACGGTCACTGCCACGGTGTTACCGACGGTGCCAGTCGCTGACGCAGGCGTTACCAGCACGGAGCGCTGAGTCGCTGGGCTGTCGCCGGTTGACGCATCACGCACGTCGATGTAGCAACGCTCGGTTGAGGAGTTCAGTTTCAGCGCACGGAAGGTGAACGACATGACCTGCCAGTCATCGCCCTTGAGCGCGTAGTCGCCATCAGGCTGCAGCGCGACCTTCGGGAAGAAGTAATCTTTCTGGCCACCGACCGGGTTATCCGAGATGAAGCGCAGCGCGCCGTACACCATGTTCGAACGACCGATAATCATCGTGCGGGCCTGCGCATTCACGTCGTACTGAACGACGGCCTGCACGTTGTTGCCGACGTCCGGCGCATCGATTTCGACGTAGATACGGCCCATGGCCAGATCCACCTCGATGTTGTTCAGCAGCGGCAGAACGGTAGCGCCCGGAATGGTGGTGATATCGCCGGTGCCGGTAGAGATTGCGACAGACGCGTCAGCAATAACGACCTGCAGGTTAGTCACGTCACGCACGCCTGACGGGTTGTTAGCATCCACGCCCAGCTGGAAGTAACGGCCTTTTTTCAGCAGCGAAATGACTTCACGGCGACCGGTTGCCTGCGTCTGCGTAACCTTGGATTTTTCACCCAGGAAAAACAGTGCGAGGTTGTCCGGGTTGATTTCGTCAGTGGTGAACGAGCCGCCCTGAGTCATCTCCAGCAGGATGGTCATATCCAGATTGCGCAGGCCACTCTCTGACGAGTAGTGATCGAGCGTTTCACTGTCGGTGTTCAGCGTCAGCTCCGGCGTGTTGCCGAAATACATCTCGCCGCCAGCGGAGGTGTTGGAGCCGTTTTTAAACTGGTCAAAGTACAGCCGACCACGGCCTACAACGTAATTCGGTTCATAGTTAGGCATTTAACGGCCCCTCTTTGGTTTTGATAGATCCGATGCCATCCCGACCAGCAACGGCAGATAGAAAAAGGCTTTTGACGACAAACCATCCTCCGGCGGTCTCACCACTGGCGAGGCGACGGTCAGGCCGGTTATCAGCCCGTTAAGCAGGTACGCGCCGGGATATCTCGGCTGTCCCTGTTCGTTCACCGCAATAATGTCCGACAGGCGCAGCTCGACGTCGGCGAGGAGCTGGTAAGCCGGGTCGGTCGGGTTTACGGGGTCGTCCTGCACCCAGCCCTGCAGCAGCAGAAGCCAGCTGTCTTTGCGCACCATCTGGTTCTCGTCGGCAAACACGCCGTAGTCGGTCGCCTTGCCTTCCAGCAGGCTCAGCGCGGGCAGCGGCGTATCACCGCTGATAACCGAGCGGCCCCGGTAAACACGACCGGCGAGGTCATGTGTGTACGGGTCAATCGCGTCGATCCCTTCCAGATGACGGGTGAGCGCCTGCAGGATGCTCAGCCGTTTTGACTCAATCATTTGATAGCCTTGCGAACTGACGGAAAAACTCTGCGGCCACCATGCCACCGAGCGCCGGTGAGACCTTCGCGCTGACGTCAGAGAACACCTGATCGACAGACGGCCCGTACAGCAGCGCGACCTTCCCGTGAACCAGCCATGACTGGTGTGTTGTTCGTTTATTGCCGAGAGTCGTTTCGCCGGGCTTGAGACGAACGGCCAGCCCGAGGTTGAAATTGTCGTCGGACAGACTCGCGCCTTTTTTCAGGCGAACCACCCAGGCATTTCGGATGACCGTTGTGCGACCGGCTTTCACCCGGACAGTGACGCCGCCCGGACGTTTCGAGTTCGGCACCGGGTTCCCGGTCGCAAAGCGCGCCAGACTGGTCGCACGGTGACGACCGGTAATGACCGCTTCCAGCCTGCCGTCAGATGCCAGTCGGGTGATGCGCAGCCGGTCAGCGTTCAGGTAGCCGCTCGGAAACGCCACTTCGCTCAGCATCTCGGACTTAATCGCCGACATACCTTTGCCTTTGGCCACGCTGTTGATGGCCAGTCGCGCGGAGCGGGCTGTCATCTCTGGCCACGTCTGGAAGTAACGCAGCAGGTCATCGCCACCGGCAGTGATAATGTTCACGGTCATAACCGGGCGACCTCCCACGGCAGTTCTATCGGGCCGCGTACCTGCTCGCGCACTTTGAGCACCAGCTGCACATTGCCGTAACCCTCGGCAGTAATGGTGATCACGTCGCCTTCACGCAGGGTCACGTCTTTTACAAATAACTCTTCACGGTCAAAGATGATTCGCTCGATCCCTTCCACAACATTCGCGTAGCCGGAGTCCTGAAAGTCGCCCAGCAGCACCTGCTTGCTGTGCCAGCGCACCGCGAGTTCTGTGATAAGTCCCGACGAAACAGCTCTGTGCGTAGCCGCGATACTCAAACCATCATGAATATCGCGGCGTGCCTTCGCCTTAATCGCTGCGAAGTTGGACGGCATCAGATTTCTTCGTCTTTGTTGCCAGCTTTTTTACTGGCAGTTTTGGCGGAGGTCTCTTTGTCCTTTGCTTCCTGCTCCAGCTGGGCGCGGATATCTTTTTCCAGCTGAGCACGCTGTTTCTCGACGCCCGCATTTACCTGCGCATCGAGCTGGGCCTGAGTCAGTGACAGAGTTTCATCACCGGCGGTCGCGCCGTCTTTAGCGATAACCTTCTCCAGCGCTTCCGGGTTCAGGCGGTCGATCTGCTCGATTTCTTTAGCGGTGAACTCGTACTGTGAGCCGATAGCCGGGGTCACGGACACGCCTTCGCGCTGGATAATTACGGTCTGTGCAACGATACGTTTTGGCATTTCTTTCTCTCCGAAAGCAGCCCGGCGAACCGGGCGAATAGTCGTTACCGGTCGCCTTAAGCGGCTGGCATCACGGTCATCAGGAAGGTCGCATTTGGGTCACGTGGAACCATCAGCGGGGCAGACTGGGTAAGGATGTACTCAACGCTTGGATCTTCCTGTTCGAACATTTTCGGGAAGTATTCCAGCGCCTGATAACCGGCACTCTTATCCAAAATCGCACCGAAGCAGCGCACGCCATCAACGGCGGTAGAGATGCCGAGGACTTTGTTCTGCGGCATCAGGAACTGCGACTTGTTGTAACGGTCGAGGTACTTCTGGGTGTTGACGTAGATGTTCATCGCGCCGCCACCGTTAACACCGGCGATACGACCCATGTACTCAACGCCTTCCAGACCATCCCACAGGCGGGTGATCTGCGTGGTCGAACCGCCGATGGTGGTATCCATCAGACCGTCGCGGCCAAACAGCACGGCTTTGTTGACCTTCACGAACTGCGCCCATGCGTCAGCGCCGAACACGTAATCGGAGATGACAGCAGAGGTGACGGAGTTGGTGTTGGCCAGCTGTTTGCCCATGCGCAGATCGTTAAAGGTCTGGTCTGAGGTGTAGCCCGGCGCAGTCCAGTCGGTCGTGATGGTCAGCGCAGGATTACGGCCAAAGTCCACGCGCTTGAGCGGGTAGTCTTCGCCTTCAATGTCCACGTAGCCATTCAGCAGCGCCTGAGCCGCCATCCACTCCCACGTGTTTTCGTGCATCGCGCGGTGTTTACGCAGCAGATACGCGATTACCAGGTCACGACGCTGTGCAATGGTCAGGGAACCAGTGCCCAGTGCTTCGCCCGGCTGGCGTGGGATAATCATGTTGGGATCGACGACGTGCTTTGGTTTCACATACGCAGGCTTGAATGCCACGGCTGTGTAACCTTCTTCACGTACCACGCGGCCCTCGACGTTCGGTGCAACGAACGGCGCAACGCGGGTCAGGTCGTTAGAGACTTTATCGAAGGCAATTTTGTCCTCGGTAAAGTTGATCTGAGTCGGGAACCACTGCAGGAAGAAAGCAGGCAGCTGCTTAAATTTCCGCTGTACCGCTAACAGGCGGTAGGTGTCATAAAGTCCGGCCATTGCTTACTCCTTAAAAGATTTCTTTGATCATGACCGGCGAATTAACGAAAACCGCTTTTCGCTGTGCCACTGTCGTCAGGCTTGCATCCCAGACCAGCGCCTCCGGGTTGAACTGACCCGAGGTGTAGTAAGGGCATTTTTTACCGGCTTCGCCCGGCTGTGCCGCAACGGCGAAGGCAGTACCGGTACTGTCGGTCGCGCCAGCAACATGCGGAGTCAGCAGGCCAGCCGGTGTAAGCGCCAGCACGGAATAAATCGGGAAATCGACAGCGCAGGTCGCGCCATCGCTGTGAAGGTCGGCATCGCCGGAAAACACCTGAACAGGTGCCCACGCGCCCAGCGATTCGTTACCTGCTAACAGGTCTGGTAAGTTCGGCATGTCTTGCTCCTCAGTTGAATGAATAACCCATAGACGTCAGGCTCTGCTCTAAGCTGTCGGCGTCTTTAGCGGCGGTAGACTCAGCGCCGTTAGCACCGACTTCCGGGTGTTGGCTCTTGTCCATGGCGCTCATGAAATGTGAGCTTTCGTCTTTCTGTGCAGTCTGCTCAGCAGAGGTTTGGGTCGCCTCGGCCTGCTTCTCCACACCGGCGAAATTCAGCATTGCAGTAGCTTCTTCAACCGACATTGACGTGCTGAATGCCAGATGGTTAGCCAGTTTCGGACGGTCTTTAGCGGCTTCGCAGTTAACGATCCCGGCGATGCGGTCACGTTCAGCCGTAGCGGCCTCGGTGCGCGCAACGTTCAGATCCTTACCGTCGTTACCTTGTGTTTCGGCGGTCTGGCTTTCCGGCTTGGTGGTCGATTTGTTTGGTGCAGACATAGTTTCATCCTCAAGGGGTTCGTCTTCTTCCAGGCCGGACGGCCCGTAAATAAAATCAGTGACTGCCTGATCTGGCGTGGCCACTGCGTCAATCAAACCGAGTGCCAGCGCGTCTTGCGCCATGTAGCAGCGGGCTTCGGTATCCCTGACGGTTTTCTCATCCAGTCCGCGATTTCTCGCGACCAGTGCCACAAACGCGTCATAGGTTTTGTCCACGTCGGCCTGCATCTCTTTGCGCACGTCGTCGGGCAAACTTTCGTAGGGGTTGGCATCCGCTTTATGCGCGCCAGCCTTGATGATGTTCACCTTGATGCCCATCTCTTCGAGCATCTTCGAGCGTTCGATATGGATCTGCATGACGCCGACGCTGCCCGCGCCACCGCTGGGTGTGACCACAATCCGGTCGGTCGCGCTGGCCAGTGCATACGCGGCTGAATAACAGCTGGCGTCTACCACGGCGATTGTCGGTTTCCCGCCTCTCAGCGAAAAAATGTCGTCAGCCAGCTCAAAGCAGCCAGTTGAGTGACCGCCATAACTGTTGATGTCGTAGATAATTCGCTCTACGTCGTCGTCGAGTTCGGCCATTGCTCGCTGGCGTCTAATGAAATTATAACCAGTTATGAAGCCAAAATAGTAGCCACCGTAACGATTTATAAGCGTTCCGTGTATCGGAATGATCGCCGTGCCACTGGAGTATGCGAACGGTTTTTCGGTCGAAGCCGGGCCGACGCCGTACGCAGCACACAGCTGCTCACGCATCGCCGCCTCGGCGCGAACCATGTAATCATCGTCCTCGCACTTACTCATGTGCATGAAATCACTAACAATATTTTCGGCATGGCGGGAGCTGACTAACACCGGCGAGGCGTTCATCCTGTCGATTGCCGTGAGTGCAATGCTGCGCGCAGCGGTTTTACTCATCGTCGTTTTCCTCGTTTTCAGTGGTATCGTCAGCCCCATCTTTTTCATCAGAATCGTTACTATTTTCTTCTTCTGACTCATCAGCGGTGGTTGAGTTTTCATCCGGCTGTGCCTGAACGGGTTCACCGGTGAAGTTCAGATTGCGGGTTTTGATGATCTGCTCCTCTTCCGCACGCTGTTCGAACACCGTCCGCCAGTCGCTGCCGAGACGGGCGATTTCTATCTCGTAGGTAGAGAGGCCGTTCTTAATTCGGGCGATTGCCGCATCGGTTTCTTTCTTCTCGTCAATCTGGCCACGGCTCGCACCGATCCACTCGGCAGAGGTCAGGGCATCTTTGATAAGCGGGGCATAGAACCAGTCGCGGGTCTTTCCGCGCGGTAGCGCAATGTTTCCGTTCGCAATCTCCTCCTCCAGCCACAGGGCATAGATCGAAGAGGCAAAGCGGTCAGCGACCAGCTTTTTGCGGCTGTTCATGTACTTCCACGTTTCGCCCATCGAGGCGCGCGCGGAGGAATAGTTGGTTTTGGTGTAGTCGCGGCTGAACTGCTCGTATGAGAGGCCGAGGGATGCGGCGATGTTGCGCAGCAGCGATTCCTCGTACTCGGTGCCTACACCGCCGGGCGTGCCCATGGGCTGCATTTTGAGCTTGGTGCCGGGGAACAGATGCGGGATGCGGACGCCATCCACCTGGAGGTTTTTAGACCCCTTGGCGTAGTCCATCAGACTCATCATGTACGTCTGCAGCATCTGGCTGAATGTGTCCTGGTTAAGACCCATCTGGCTGAATACCACCTCGGAAGGCAGCTCAGACTCGATAGACGCGGCGTAGGAGGCGTTAACCACCGCGTTCTGCAGCACGATCTCCTGAAAGTTCCGGGTCATCTTCATCTGCTTGAGCACGGAAACCATCTCGCTCATGCCGCGCGCCTGATCCGGCTGCAGCTGCTCAAAGATGTGAATGACCTGCTTACGGCCCCACGGCTTTTCGGCAGGGACATACACCCACTGCCAGTCGTCCATGCCCAGCTCAGCGCCCGGATAGGCTTTCTTGAAGTTGTATCCGATGGGTCGCCCGTAAACGTCCTGAACGACGCCTGAGCGCAGGCTCACGTCGTCTGACATGCCATTCGGGTTTGAGAGTCGGCTCGGGGAGACCATCTGTACGGCGGTCGCAAACGGGCGGTTGACCTGACGCAGCCACTCGGCGGTGGCCAGCACCTCGCCGGTCATCAGCACGCCACCCACGGCCAGACGGATCAGACCGGTAAAGGTGTTGATACCGGCAGCGTCAAAGTAGTTGTTAGGGGAGTCAGCCACGAGGTTAAAGCGCGCCTCAACCTCCTGCTGCCAGCCGCGCGCCCACGACTCGGTGACGCCCAGTACGCGCCAGTTCGGTTTCGCGTTGAGGCGATACTGCGCGCCCACAATGCTGTCGCGGTGAATGGCCACCGTACCCATGGCGTAGCCGTCGTTCTGCACCATGTCGCGGCCACGAACGTCAGCCAGCTCTTTGGTGCGGGCGATCTGCTGGTTAGGCGACAGGTTTGGCGGCGTCCAGTTAATCAGCTCGCGCGTTGTACGCTCGGCACCCTCAAGACCGCCACCCAGCATCGTCTTCTCACTGGGGTTGATATTCAGCGCTGTTTTATCCATCAGAAAACGACCCTCATTGGGCCACTTGCCTGACCGATGGCCAGCGAGCAAATGGGGTTGTTTGGTTCCAGCTGGCAGATGAGGCCACGCAGCTGGAGCATGTAAGCCCACAGGCCCGCTTTGTTGGCGGCGCTGTATTCAACGCGCTCGGCGTTCTGATCGACGTAAACGCGCACGCTACCGCCAATCAAAAGCTGGTGATAAGCCTTCGATGCTTCGGCGTAGTTCGCCTTGAGTGTTGCCAGGTCGTACATAACGTCTCCTAAGCCAGTTCGTCCGCGATGGCGCTAAAATCGAATCCAGTGGAAGGCCGGGCCGTGAAACGCGGAGTCTCTTGAGGCTCACGAACCAGATCATTTTCGGGCCACTCTTTTGCCCAGCCCGGCGGGTTTTCCCAGTCCAGATTTTCGATGGCCAGCATCTTCGGCGAGATACATACGGCAAGGGTGTAATACGACAGATCCCACGCCTCGTTTCGTACCCTGTTCGGGTTCTGCCAGCCCTTCTCGTTTCTGACTTCGGCGCAAAGTTCGGAAAAGAACTCGTCCGGTAGCCAGTCAGCGCTGTGATACATCCCCCGACCCGGTTCGATACTGTCGAGTCGCGCGTTCAAAGCGTCTTTCATAAGATTAGAGTTTATTAACAATACAGGTATTTCGCCACGGGCCGCACTTTTGTTGTCCTTACGATTCGTGTCAGGAAAAGTGAGCTGGGTGCGTGGCATCTTCGCACGGTGATCACCTTTCACCAGCACAAAGCGACCGTGCTTATTCTCGCGTTTCAGCTTCCTGTAAAAGTCATATGCGCGGTCGGTAGAGCCTGCCTTTCCCCCGGAATCACAAGCAGTTACCTTCACCCGCATCATCCGGCCAGACCCGTCTGCCAGCTCGTATTCCCTGTTCATCACCAGCTTTTCAATCAAATCCCAGTCCTCAAGGTACGTTGGCGGCTTGAGCGGCATAGGGTCGCCCTCCGCGTCGGTACGTTCCGACTTAATAATCTCAAAGCGGTCAATAACATAGGTGTCGAACGGCAGGCCCGGCGCAATGCCTGTCACCTGCACGCTGAAAAGCGTTGCCTGCACGTCCACGGTGGCCACCAGAAAGCGGACTTTCTCAGGCACCATGCGCTCTGGCAGCGGTTCGGCACGTGCTTTTAGCAGCTCCGGCACGCGAAAATTATCCTGGTTGACTGGGATGTACGGCTCGCCCATGTCGTTATTCCAGAATTTCTTAAGTGTTTCCTCGGACAATGTTCTATCAAACTGATCTTTCGCGTCAAGATAAGTCAGAACAAGTTTCTTCCAGGTAGTAAATGCGGCGGCAGTTCCGCGCAGCCAGAAAGACGCAAAATCTGAGCGAGGACGCTCACCTATCAGCTGGCCCTTTTCGTTTACGCGGCAGAAGTCCGGCACCCACGTGCCCCACATCTGCATTTCGGTTCGGTCGTCAGGGTGGATCTCCGCGCCGCAATGCGGGCACGCCAGCCGAACGGTTTCGGCGCGCTGCAGGTTGCTCATGTTCCTTTTGCCTGCCATGTCCACCCACACCAGATGTTCGAATTTGCCCTCAAACCACGTGTTGCAGTGCATACAGGGCCACTGCCAGCGCCTGCGGTCGCCGAGGTTATAGAGGCCCAGAATCCCCTCGCACGGCGGTGCCTGGTGAGGTGTCTGCTGTATCCAGTGGGGATCGATAATCGGGCGTGACGGAGAGGACTCCGCGCAGCACATCGCGAACGAGTTAAACGTGGTGGTACGTTTTGAGGCGAGATCGAAGGCGTTACCGTCGCCACCGATATCGTCATCCATGCGGTCGAAGTCGGTGAGCATGATGCGCCCGACCGGACGACCGGCCAGCTCCGTGACCGATGGATAGCTCAGCGTCAGCATCATGCCGGTGATGTAGTGCTTATCGAATTTGTTGTCGGCATCGCGGTTTTTCAGCAGCATCTGCCCCACTTCCGGGCTGTGCCGGTGGAGACGGTCGATACGACGCATCGAGAAGTCACGCGCCGCCGTGCTGGTCGGACAGAAAATCATGGTGTCGAGCGGGTCTACCTTCACCGAGTAGGCGATCCCGTTCACTATCAGGGCATCCGTCTTACCGCACTGCGCCGGGCCGCAAAACGCCATCTTTGAGTATTTGCGGGAGGCAATGGTGTTCATCGGCTCGACCATGTACGGCGTGGTTTCATTGAGCCACGGCCCCACATAAGCACCTGGCTGGTTCACCTTCCTGTACTGTGCTGCGGCCATAGCGACCGTGATCCGCTCTGGCGGTCGCAATTGCTCTGCCAGTGCGATCACTATTTCGTTAAGGCTCTTAAATCTCGTCGTCGGATAAATCTTCATCAGCCTTCGCCTCTTCTTCGCGTTGTTTAAACCGATGGATAAGCCCGTTCGCAGCATCGTTCAGCGCGCTGTCCACCATCACTCGCAGCCGGTCGCGCTGGAAGTCGGTGAAACCCGTCTCGCGCTCCAGTGCGTCACCCATCAGCAGGAACGACATGCGCAGCTGCTTGAACACTTCGCCCATCGTTTCGATCACCGAGTCGGTGCGCCATAAATCGCCCTCCTCCTCCTGATATTTCTGGCGGGCCAACAGGCCATTCCAGAACTCTTTCGAGACGTGTTTCGGGAGGTCGTTGTGGTGCATCCGCATGATGTACGTCTCGATGTCGTAGATCGGTTTCACCAGATGCGGCGCGACTTCGTGAACGTAATAAATCGGGTAGCCACCGCGCACGCCGCTGGTTCCGACCTCGCGGAGTTTCGGCGCGACGTCCCTGCGCTCCATGCGGAACAGCTTCGCGAGCTGGGTGAGGTTCAGGCCGTCGTACATCATTGCCTGCGTCTCGTCGTCCATCTGGTTGCTGCGCTTCTTACGCGGCGTTTCGTCTTTCAGGGTCAGTGTGGCCATATCTACCTCTATGCTGCGCGGCGTTGCCGGTCGGCGACCCGCCTGCGGATTTTTGTGAGTTCGTTAAGGAGCCATTCCTGCGCATCCTCTTTCGCAGCGAGTGCTTCAACCACGCCGCCATCGAGCGTGTCCATGGGCACCAGCGCGCCCGTTCGTTTATCCCGCTTCACGCCTTGGGCTATCAGGTGAATGACCATCACCGGCTTGAGCTGACCCTGCCGGTGCAGTCGGCCAATGAATTGCTGATAGGTCTCAAGCGACCACGGAATGTCGTAGAACGTGATGATGTGCCCGCCGTCCTGCAGGTTCAGGCCGTGGCCAGCTGACTGGGGATGAGCCAGCAGCATCTTGATCTTTCCCTTATTCCACGCGGTGACGGCTTCGCCCTCGCTGTCCATCACCACGGCATAAGGGAACCGCTTTTTCAGGCGGTCGAGCGAGGATTTGAAGTGGTAGGCGACCAGCAGGTTTTCGCCCTCGGTCTCTGTGACTATCTGCTCCAGTTCGTCGAGCTTGGCGTCGTGCAGCTCGTACACGTCGCGGTGCCGGATAGGCTTGCCGGTGATGGCGTTGATGCCCTCCAGATAGCTGTGATAGACGACCCCGGAACACAGCTGCAGGAGCTTCTGCGACAGCGCTGCGGCGGTCTCGGCCTCAATCTGGACTTCCTCCAGCCACTCGTTGATAACCGCTATAAAGAGTGTTTCCTGCAGGTCGAGGTACTTCTTCGACTGGGCCAGCGTCAGCGGCACCGGGCGCTTAATCGGGATGAGCGGCAGCATGTCCAGATACTCCTCGGCCCGCATCACCAGACAGAGGTCGGAAATCTTCTCGGTAATCTGCTCGCGAGCGCCCGGCAGCAGCGTGTGCTTGTGTTTGTAGTGGTTGTATTTGAAATAGGTGTCCTGATAGTGCGTGATGCTCTGGGAGAAGCGCGTGCCCTCATCCAGCAGGTAAATCTGAGCGAACAGGCCCATGTACCCCTCGGCCACCGGCGTGGCGGTCAGCTCGACCAGACGTTTCACGTAGCGGCGGACGTTGCGCAGGGCTTTGAACCGGCGCGTAGTGTGGTCTTTGAACGAACTGGATTCGTCGATCACCACCGTGTCGTATGGCCAGCGCGATTTGTGGTGCATCACCAGCCACTCGATGTTGTCCCGGCTGATAATGTGTATCTGGGCGGCGCTCCTGCTCTGGCGGATGCGCTGGTCAACGGTGCCGCTGATTACCTGGTAATCGTGCATACAGGTGTGGCTCCAGCGACCGATTTCGTCTGGCCACGTTTTGTTGGCCACGCGGCGAGGCGCGATAATCAGCACTTTCTTCGCGGTGTTATTCATCAGGAGGTCAACGATAACGGTCAGTAAAATAACCGTTTTGCCGAGGCCCATATCGATGAACAGGGCGCAGAACGGGTGCGCCATGACAAAGGCGTAAGCATCCCGCTGATACTGGTGCATCTGCTGGCGCTGAAGTTTGACCCCCTCGCGCCGGTGCCGCCGGTACAGTTCAAATGAGATCAAGCCACTCTTTAGCTGCTGCAAAAGAACTGACCCAACAGACCATAGCGCCATGTTTCTTCATCTCCGACATTCGAATATGTTGCTGTTTGTTGGGCGTCTTGCCCTCGGCTTTAACCTCCATGAAAAGCACCAGTCCGTGCTTTATGAAAACGCGGTCTGGGACGCCGGGCGTACCCGGTGATGTGAACTTTGCCTGCCAGAAACCGGTCGCCTCGGCGTACTCGCGTATCTCTTTTTCGAGCCGGGACTCTCGTTTCTTTTGAGGCACTAATTAACCCTCAGTTAATCCTTGCGGTAGAACATGCCCACCCAGCCCGCTGCCTTGAGCTGTAATCCGGGTGCCCAGCCAATCCGCTCTGTCATGAGCGCAATGAGTCGCGCCAGCTTGGTTTTGCCGGTGCCTATCGGGACTTCGGTTACGATCTCGTCGTGTACGTGGAAGGGGATGCGGAAACCTTCGTTGAAGGCTTTAACGATGCCGACGTTGAGGATGTCGTTTGCGATGGCCTGGACAATGTTTTCCACGACTTTGCCGCCGTGGCTGGACTGGTCGCCCCACTTCTTCGTCTGGCTCGACATCCCTTCATAGTGAAATTCGCGCTGGGTGTAGTTGCGCTCCTCGCCGGTCTGCGGGTCTACATAACGTTTTTCCACCGGCACAATGCGAGGCTTGAAGTAGTACAGGCGACGGCCTGACGGCAGCTTTATGGCCAGAAACGGCTTGCGGTACTCGAAGGTGACTTTGCCGCATTTCACGTCGGCTTTGATGGTCAGGCAGCGGGAGATCGCTTTCTCCAGCGCATACCAGTATTCGACTATCTCCGGGCAGAGTTCGCGGAAGGCTTTCACCGAGGCCGCTGCTTCTTTCTGCGTCATGATGACGCCCATGTTCTCGGCGTAGCCCCACAGCCCGCCTTTCTTGCCGTTCGGCAGCATGGAACCACCGCCCAGACGGAAACCGGCACCGAGTGTCGCGGGCTTCGCCTTTGAGCGGTGCGGCCATGCCTGTTCGTAGGAGAGTTTCAGCCAGAACGATGCGAACGAAACGTACAGGTCGCGACCGGCGTCCAGCGTCTCTTTAATCCACCGGCAGTCGGTCAGCCAGCCGATCACCACCGACTCGATAGAGGCGAGGTCTGCCACACAGAACTCCATGCCCTGCGCCGGGATAATCGCCCCGCGCATCATGCCCGCCAGCGCATCCATGGGTTCTTTCCACAGAAGGTGTAGCCCTTCCATGTCCTTTTTCTTAATCATCCGGCGTGCGATCTTCTGCATCACCTCGTCCTCAAGCCATTTCGGCGTGCGCATGAAGTTCTGCGGCTGGATATCCCGCCCACCGTAGCGACCGGTGCGTGCCGCGCCACGGAACTGGATTGCGTAGCGGAATTTGCCGTCAACCTGCTCGGTGCGCAGCATCATGTTGTATTTGGCCAGCGAGGACTTGCTGCTGTTCTGACGTAAACGCAGGGTCTGCACCACGTCGTCATCGAGACCCAGCTTTTTCGCCTCGGTAATCACCTTTGTCACGGTGTCCGCACGCAGGTCATCGAACGGGTAGCCGCGCTCACGCAGCCACGGCTTGAGCTGGGCAGGACTGTTCGGGTTTTCCAGCCCGGTCAGGTCGCGCATCTCTTCCATGATGATGGGCTTGCGCTCATCGGCCAGCGCCAGCGCGTTGCGGGCGAAATCGAGGTCTATCGTGATGCCGGTGTCGTTGATGTACTGGTCGATGCCGTACAGCTCCCACTCGCCCGGCATCAGCGGGAATTTATTCAGCCTGCGAGCAATGGCCGACTCTGCCCGGACGTCCTGCCGGTTGTAGCCGCCCAGCTGCTGAAACTCTTCCGGGTGCGTCTTCGCGTTGAACCAGATGCGTTTGTCTGCTTTCGTTGGCGTGCGCGGTTTACAGAACATCTTTATCAGCTTTTCGCCGATGGGATCTTTGAGCTTGGTAGCGTCAAAACCCATGGCTGCGCCGACCTTGGCCAGCGTCCCGGAGAAGCCCATCATGTAGGACAGCGCCATGGTGCAGCGCCAGCTGCTGCGCGGGGTCTTAATGCCCAGCACGCGCTCGGTCATCAGCCGCTCAAACTGTGCGTTGAAAGCCCATTTCAGTACCTGCGGGTCACGCAGCCGGTCGATAAAATCCTTCGGCGGGCGCACCGACATTGTTTCATCCCAGAACTGAATATCGTTCTCATCGTTGCAGTCCCACGCGGCCATCATGACGGCGGTCGAAGGGTGGCGGGTGTAAATGTCCACGCCATCGCCCGGCAGCGAGATTTTGCTGCGGCTTTCATAGTCCAGGCGCATAAATTCAGTCATGGTAATTCCCTGTAAAAAAGCCCGCCCGGAGGCAGGCCGACACAGCGCTCAGGTGAGGACTTAAATTTCGTCGTCGTCCCAGTTGTCGTCGCTGCCACCACCGGCGTCGAGGTCATCCCACACGTCTTCGTCATCCACCCGGCCAGTACCAAACGCCTCGCCGTGATCCATGAAGCGCACCGCATACAGGTTTGCGTTAATGCGCTTGCCGAACTTGTTATTCTGCAGCCACGGGTTCACCACGACCGAGAACGTCGCGCCGCCGTAAAACAGGTCTGCAATGGTGTCGCGGTCGTCTTTCGGATCGAGCTTCGCACCGCTGGAGTCACGCAGGGTCGGACGGCGGGACTCGCGCGCCTTCACCACGTAGCAGCCCTGATACTCCGGCTTATCCTCGTACCACTTGTTCCCGTCTTTGATGAACAGCTTGCTGGCCGCGATCTGCACGTTGGCCACCTTCATCATTTTGCGAACCTGTTCGACAATCAGGTCGATAGCCTCTTTGTGCGTGTCTTTCGGCAGCAGACTGTCGAATGAATATTTCGGCTCGCCGCCGTCATCACCGGCTTTGGCCACCAGCACATTCGGGTAGCTGCCGATAACGTTATCGATGCGGATCACACCGTTGTCGTACAGCACCGCGTTTTTTACTTTCTTCACCACTGTGAGCTGCTGGGCCATCTCAATTCCTCTCGTTTTACCGTTCTACCGTTCTACCGTTCTACGGGGATACGCTAGTCATCCCATATGCCTTCGTCGCTGTGTGAGAGCGCCGGACGTGGGTCGTTGTCATCCACCAGCGTCGGCTTGCCGGGCGGTGAATAAACCTGTTTCTGGATAAGGCGCGGAATGACCTTGCGGTCATACTTCGTCACCTTTCTCAGCTTCTCCTCCATCTGGGCCGGGGATATCACCTCAACGGTGTAAATCTCCTCCTCCGGGAGTCCCAGAAAGAGCATGTGCTCAGCTGCCGCCTTGGGGTCATGCCACTGCCGGAACGACCGGCCAGCTGACAGCTTTTTGCCCCGGATTGCCGTGCCGTCCAGCGCCTCGCGGGTCAGGTGTTCGTCGAGCTTCTGAAAGAAACTTTCCACCGGCTTGCGGTAGGCCAGAATCTGCACCATCTCGTCGTGCGACAGGCGCGAAGTCTCCGCCGTGTACATCCGGTATTCGTCGCGCAACCGCGCTTTCATCATCGTCATGGCTTCTGCACTCACTGCGAGACCGAGGGCGTCCAGCTCGGCGTAAACAAGGGCGTCGATAGCGACCGCGAACGCGGCGCAGTCCGGTTTGACCTTGCACCACTGACACGCTTTGCGGGACACGCGGCGGGGCGCGTCAATCTGCCAGGCTTCTGCTGCTGCAGCGCGAACTTCTTCGCCGAACGCCAGCAGCTCCTCACGTGTGATCGTCCATTCGCCCCAGTTGTGCAGGCGAGGCTGGCCGATGCGCACCGTGATTTTCTGGAAGTCGTAGAGCCAGTCCCACTCGTTGAAGAAGCCCAGCGCGTACAGCCGCGCCTGCGTGTTGCCGTGGGTCTCGACGTACACCCCTTTCCCGTATTTCAGGTCAGAGATAACGAGGTGCCCCCGGTAACACGCCGCGTGGTCAGCTGTTCCGCCCTGCGGCACGAACGGCAGATACTCGCCTTCCAGCGCTTCCGGGTCGGCCACCGGCATAAGGTCGGTAAACCAGACTTTCTGCTCGATGTAGTGGTCGCCGGGCAGCACCGCGCACCAGTTCACGTAATCCTCCACCCAGTCGAGCATGATTTCGTCGATGGTCACGGAAAACGCCGGTGCCTCGGGCTTCTCCTGAATGATTACGGTCTCGCCGATGCGGTCAGAGGGTTTAACGCCGGTGCGCAGCCAGCTCTCAGCCAGTTCATGCGCGACCGTACCCTCTGCCGCTTCCCAGCTGCCGCTGTCTTCTTCCAGCAGGTTCGCTATGAGACTTCCCGGACACGAAAGCCACATAGCCGAACCGGATGGGGCGAATATCGAGTGACCGGCGTCCGCGAACTCCTGCATCAGCCGACGTAAAAAACGTTTCTCACCTTCCATTCGCGCTCCTCCGGGTCAGGCCCGTTGCCGGGCCAGTCCGGTTAAATCTCTTCGTCGTTCGATTCGTCTGCAGGTTGCTCAGCCAGCAGGCCGGTCGCATCCTCATACAGCGCGTCGTAACGCTTGGCGTCGTTCACTTCGGACAGTTTCGCGAAGCCGTGACGAGCCAGCAGCTCACGCGCAGCCGGTGCGCCCAGCGCATCTTTTACGGCCACTACAGCATCGAGTGTTTCCTGCTTGGTGCGCTCAGACTTGGCAACTTCGTCGGCTTTTTTGGTGGCGGCAGATTTGCGGGTGCCGGTGGTTTTCTTCGAGGTGGTGTCGGCATCGACTGTACCGGTGTCGTCTTGAGAAGTTTTCACGACGGTCGCTGGCGTTTCGGCCACGCTTGAATTGCCGTTACTGGCTGTTTGTACAGTAGATTTAATGTATGCGTCCGCCAGTTTGTTGATCGCAGCGGTCAGTTGTTCCAGTTGGCCAATCGGTTCAGACATGGGGTTACTCCGGGTGATGGAAAGGTGTTTCAGAGAGTTTTGAGACTAGAGTGCGGCAAAAAACATGTCAACGAATCTTATCAATAATTTGTGGGAACACAAACTATACGTGACTACGGTGAATGAATTTAATGTAAGTCAAATCACATATCCGCGATTGACGGACTACCCGCCCGCCACCTAGTATCATGGGACGCCGCTACAGCTGGCACCACCAACTTTTTGAGGGTTTTATGATGAGAATACCTGTCTGGGCGCGCGATGATTCATCGGCAAGGTTAAAGTTTTTGATGCTTACGCTGGCGTCGTATCATAACCCTAACTGTACACTCAGAAATCTCGCCGATGATGCCGGTTTGCACGCCAATACCGTTTCCCGCGCCCAAAAAATGGGCCGGATGAGTAAGCGTATTGCCGTCGCTCTGACCGAAACAGCGCCCGACGCCGGTATCAAACCGGTGTGGCTGATTGCCCCGGATCTCATCCAACTGAATGAGCAAGGGGATATTGTTGAATGAGTCAAATGTTCAAATCTCTGGCCCTGCCGGTCTTTCGCCAGGGCTATTCAGTCATCCCCATAACGCCCCATGACGCCCAGACCGACAACGCCGGTAAAGTGCCCGCGTTTAAAGACTGGGCACGCATGGAAATCACCGAAACCAATATCACCAGCTGGCTCGACCGCTACGCCCGCTATGGCATCGGTATCCGCACATGGCAGACCCCTGCAGTCGATATTGACTGTCTCGATGACGAGGCCGCTGCGCACATGCGGTCGTTCGTCGAAAACACCGTCGGTGTCGCGCCCGCGCGCGTAGGCCGTGCCCCGAAAACCCTGCTGCTGTACCGCACCACCGAACCATTCACGAAAGTGAAGTCCCACACGTGGCTCGACGACTGGGGTCAGGAGAATGCGGTCGAGATCCTTGGGGCTGGCCAGCAGTTCGTCGCCTACGGGGTTCACCCGAAGACACTTAAGCCTTACGAATGGGTTACGTTCCAGAATCCCGAGAACGCTAACGCCCTGACTGGCCTTGAAGCCATCTCGCTGTTTCAGGCGCGCGATATTGCGGACGAGTTCGACCGGTATGCCGAAGCGATGGGCTGGCAGCGCCACACTAAGCGCCACCCGAGTCGCGGCACGTACGCGGAAGGCGATGAGGGCCGTTCTGCCGAGGTAGACCCGGATGACTGGGTTGAAATCGATGACATAAAAGAGAAGTGGGAAGGCTCATACGATGAATTAGCCGAGCTAATGAGTAAGGTGCCACCCGCTGAGGATTATGACGAGTGGTATCCGGTATTAGCCGCGCTAAAGGATGCCGAACGCGAGCCGGACGAGTTCCGGGATATCGCGCTGGAGTGGTCAGCCCGCGCCAGCAACTTCGATGCGGACGCTTTCGACCATAAGTGGGAAAAAGGCGGGTTCAGGCGCGCCGGTAACAACGTTTTCTCCATCAAATCGTTAATGCGCAAAGCCGAAGTGATGCGCATGGAAAACGATATCGAGGTCGAGATTGTTCCTCAGTTCGCTGAGGCGCAGACGCTGAAAGAATGGGATCTCGCCGCTGAACGTCTGCGCGAAACGCCGGTGTTCGGTACGCTGCGCGAGCACGCGGTCGTCGTGGCCTGCGAGCACTACAAACGCATCACCGGCAAAACCATACCTGCGGCCACGAAACGCTTTGCGCTGTCCGTGGATTACACCCAGTTCGAACCGCCGGAGTGGGTTAAGCCGTGGGTGTTCATCCAGACCGAGAATATCTTTGTGCATCGCACTTCCTCCATGCGTCTGGTGCCGCACGCCTTCAACAACACGCTGGCCAGACACACCAAAGCCATGAACGTCACCCCGGAAATCTTCGTGACCCAGCTCTGCCCGATCCCGATGATTGACGGCACGATGTATTACCCTGCAGCGCACGGCGATATGCCAGGCAATATCTGGGTGCCCACCAGCTCAGTGGAGGGTGAGGACTTTTTCGAGTTTCAGGGTCGCACGTTTCTGAATACGTTCCGCCCGTCTACTGTCCCGGAACTACCGGAAAAGCAGACTAAGGCGGGCCGTATGGCTGCAGAGGTGGTGATCAACTACTTCCAGACCCAGTTCCCGGACAACGCTGAATATATCCGGGTCATGGACTGGCTTGCGTGGGTAATTAACAATCCTACTAAACGGATAAATTACGCACTCCTGATTTTAGGCGGTCAGGGTTCCGGCAAATCGATCATCAAAAAATTCATGACCTACATGCTCGGCGCTGAGAACGTGGGCACGGTCTCTAACCAGATTATTCACAAATCTTTCTCGGGATGGCAAGCCGGAAATATCTTGAAGGTGATCGAGGAAATTTCCGTGTCCGGTCATCGTTACGACGTCATGAACATCCTGAAAGAGCCGATTTCCAACGAAACCCTGTTCATCGAACGCAAATACCGGGATGGCGTGGAAGAGGTTAATACCGCCAGCTGGATGGCCTACACCAACGACATTGCTGCGCTGCCGGTCACGCGCCTCGACCGCCGCTGGCTCATTGTGCAAAGCCAGTTCAAGACGAAAGAGCACGTGCAGACGTATCTGGCCGACCACCCGGAGTTCTATAAAGACTTCGAGCGGGCCTTTACCCGCCACGCTGGCCAGATAAAGCTGTTCCTGAGCAAATGGAAGTACAGCGAGGACTTCGACCCGACTGGCCACGCGCCGGTTACGCTGTCACAGGAAGACATGATGTACACGGCATTCGACGACTTCACCGATGCCGTACTGAACGCCGTGGATTCTGCCGAGTACGCAGGCATCACCCCGGAGATCATTCACTCCCACGGCCTGACCGTCCATATCCCTCGCGACCTGCGGCCAAACATGCGTCACATTGCGTCACGTCTGGCCGATATCGGCTATCGCCGTCTGGGGCCGGGCCGTGTGCAGGCCAGACTTAACGGACGCATGGGCACCATCTACGCACGTGACCCGGATAAGTGGCGCTACCCAAACAACACTGACCGGTTCGATATCCAGCGGATACAGCGCCATCTGGAGGAACACGCCAACGAAATCGAGACAATAGACGTTATTGACGCATGGCGGTGACGAAAACAAGGTGAAACGGGGAGCGAAAAGCTCCCTTTTTTACGCCCGTCACACTGTCACTTCCGTCACGTTGTCACGTCGATACACGCCGCGTTTCCTGCTCCTGATACACCTCACACGTACCACCCGCACCCCATTTCGTCGGATTCACAGTGGCTGTTGCAGTGAACTTCTCACTGTGATTCGGGCCATATCGTTATTTTCCAGTGGCTTACGCCTCGATTGCACTGTCACACAGTAACACCGCAAAACTCTATATATGAACGTATATATGTACCTTCTTACCCCTCACTGCTATTCCTATTACTCTTTTTTATTGTCAACAGTGCAACAGTGAATAGAAATAGGGTAATAAGGCTTTAATATCAACGGTTTGACGTTGTTGCAGTGTCGTGTTGCAGTGTTTCAGTTCAGTGTGAAGGCCCGACCGTTGAGGGGCCATAAGCGGTATAACCGCATGATTTTGCTGCGTTTGTACGGCGGTACGGCACTGCAACAGATATGCCTCAAAACAGCGTTAAGCTATGCTTATTACGACCGTCATATGCCCGTAAGTCACTGATTATTAAGGCGGGGCTATAGTGATTTCGGCGCATTTGCGCGAATCGCGGCTC